GTCGTGAAGAACAGGTCATGTTCCAACCATTCGAACGGGCCGTCCGTCCATTCGCTGTACGCGGTCGGGTTCGATTCGACTATCCCCCCCGCGTGCTTTTCGATGTCGTTCCACGGCTGCCGTTTCAACGCCATCTGAGCGACCCTCTGGTTCGCGTCGAGGATCGCTGCCAGTTCGAGCAGGTTGACATCCCGGTTCAACATCATGTCGTCTTCGATGGAGAAAATGTAGGGCTCGTCGACGGTGGCGAGGAACTTCCACGCCCGGTGGTATGCGCCGGCGAACCCGAGCCGCTCCCGCCCTCCCCGGTACTCATAGTCGGGGTACGCCTTCCTAACCCACCTCTTATAGTCGGGGTCGGCGGAGTCGTCGTGGATTACCAGGCGGGTCACCGGACCTTCCAAATGTTGGAAGGCTTCGAGGGTGCGGACCAGGCAGTCGCGGCGGCCGTCGGTCATCACAATCAGAGCGATCATTGAGCCCACGTCCTGTTGTCATGGCCGAGACGGTACGTCCACGTGACCTGTGGGGTCACTTCGAACGTGGCGCCATTGTCGGCCATCCGGTTCCACAACGACCAGTCCTCCCACCGGTCCTCCGGGCGGAACCCGCCGGCGTCCATGACTGCCTGGTAGCGGGCGAGAACAGTGATCGGGAAGATCCCGTGGTCCCGCAGTTTCGCCCGGTCGTAGGGCTGGTTGTAGAACTTCTTCGGGATCGTGTCCCCTTCGAGCCGGCAGTACGGGATACGCACATCCGCGGTTCCTCCGGAGAGGACTTCGAGATGGTCGGGGTCGAGGAGGTCGTCGTCGTCGAGGAAGGCGACCCATTCGGTGCGGCACACGTTGAGTATCTGGTTGCGGGCCCGCGCCGGACCCATCCCATGATCTATGAGGACGAGATGGTGTGCAGCGGGGAGGGTTTGGACAGCGACCGACTGGCGGGCTTCGTCGAACATGGTTTTCCGTTTCGGCACGGTCGGAGTGACCACGGTTATTTCCACAGTCGCTGCCGTTTCTGGTAGAGGGCGCGGCCGGCCCGCATCCGCAGGCCGAACTGGGCGTAGATCGGATCGGTGGGAGCTTTCCCCCAGAACGGGTGGAGGTGTTCCACGATCGAATCGGCCGCTTTCGCGTAGGCGTTCCGATGTTTCGCAGTGGCGACCAGCTCGTCGTCCACGAACTCGTGCCAGTACCCCTCATGCAGGATTTTGCCAGGTTCGTCGACTGTGCCGTACTCGTCCGCATACGCTCGAGCAACTAGGGAATGGGTTGAATGGTCGCCTTCCACGGTCCGCTGGTTGCCCAGGTCGTTCGTTCCGACCACTCCAATACCCGGAGTCATCTTGTTTAGGGCGTTGGTGAGCCAGCCGGGGTGGAAGGCGAGGTCGTCGGCGCCCGTGAACACGTACGGTTCGCTGCTCATCTCGTACGCCTTGTTGATTTTCCGGGCGTAGTCCCCGCGGGCGTGACCCGGTACGACAATCCACTCGGCCTGGACGTCGACCAGGACGGTGACTGTGGCCGTGTCGCCTTTCGTGGCGACGAACACTGTCGTGTGGGGTTCGGGCGTGTTCGCTTCAACCGACTCCAGGACGGGGATGATCCTGTGGGGCCGGTTGAGGACGGGGATTACGACCAGCGTTTCCGATACCATTCCACGGTCCGTTCCAAGCCGTCCTCGAGGGTGACGGGCGGTGTCCATCCTGTGCCGGCGAGCTTTGACCCGTCCAGTGAGTAGCGGAGGTCGTAGCCGGGCCGGTGCTGCTGGAAGTCGACCCGCTGATAAGTCCAGTCGATTTCGAGGATGTCAGCGACCATCTGCGCGAGGTCGTAGACGTTGATCTCCTGCTCCCCGGTCACATTCCACACACCGTCAGCCCCCGTTTCGACCAGGTGGCGGATGGCTGCGGCATGGTTCGCGGCGTACATCCAAATCCGCGACGACCAGTCAGTCTCAGACCCGTACAACAGGACCCGCTCTCCTCTGAGTATCGACCGGATCGTCTTCGGGAGGAACTTGTCTTCGGTCTGCCATTCCCCGATATTGTTCTGCGTCCGCGTCGTCACCAGTGGAACGCCGTAGGTGTTGTGGTACGACCAGGCGAGCGCCTCCTGCGCGGCCTTGCTAGCGGAATACGGGTTCGACGGGAACACCGGGTCCGTCTCCGTGTGGTATATGCCGGGAGGGGCGGTCCCGTAAACTTCGTCGGTGGACACTTGGACGAACCGGGCTCCGACCCGGCGGGCGTACTCGAGCATGTGCAGTCCGAGGAGAACATTGTTTTTCACGAACGGGACCGGATCAGCAATGGACAGGTCGACCCTCGAGTCGGACGCCATGTTGATTATCACGTCCACTTCCCCGATCGCGGTTTCGAGCATCGGGTCGATCGGGTGGCGCAGGTCCGTCCAGAAGATCCGGACCCCTTCGGGGACTTCGGGGCGGGGCTTGTTGGCGTGACGGTACGAGTCGATCACCGTCAACTCCCAGTCGGTATGGTCGAGAATGTCAGTGATCGTGTGGTGGCCGATGAATCCGAGCCCACCGGTTAGAAGTGTCCTCATTCGCTCTTAGCGTAGTCGTCATGGCCCACCCGGCACGGCAGGAGTGGGCGGAACATGTCGCTGCGGAGACGGGCGGGGTGATCGTTTGGGATGAGGTCGGCAACGTGTGGGACACCCGCCGCCGTTCGCTACTGGCCGGTACGGGCACCCATGTGATGGTGCTCCAGGATGACGCTGTCCCGTCCGAAGGTCTGGTCGAATCGGTCACCCGAGCGATCGAATACTCCCAGGATTTCCCAGTGTCGCTGTATGCGACAGCGGGGAACCGGGTCCGCGCTGCCCTCGCATTACAGCCGGCGGCGTGGTGGACAGGAGAGGGGCCGACATGGGGTGTCGGACTGGTCATCCCCACCAGCCATATTCCCGGCATGTTGGAAAGATGCGACCGGATGCGCTTCCCGCAGGACGACAAGCGGATCACCCACTACTACGCCAACCGGATGCCCACCTGGTACACGGTGCCCAGCCTGGTCGACCATTTAGACGGACCGTCCCTTACAGGCCCGAACCCGCATCCCCGGAAGGCGGAACGGTTCGGCTCCGGTTTGAACGTGGACTGGTCTGCTCCGCCGGTAGCGACGAACCGGGACAACCTGTATCCGATCGTCGAAATGCGGAAAGGGGACCGGACCGTGAAAGTCCGCCTGTACACCCGTTTGCACAGGAAACGATTGGCGGAGGGGTGGAAAACGGGAGAACCCCCCGAAGGGGGCTCTCCCAGGTTATGAGGCACCCGTGAAGGTGTCCTCCCAGTTTACCTAGCAGGTCACTGTGACCGCGGCACCGACAGCGCCCGACTCGCAGATCGGAACGTTGTTGAGCAGGATCACGTCATGGCCCGGCTGGCACCATCCGACGAACGGCTCCACGAACGTTTGGTAGTTGTTCAAAGAGTTCAGGGTCGAATCCCTGACCACTCCAAGATCCAACGTTCCAGCGTCCAATTCGACGACCGTTCCCGGTGCGTAGATGAGCGCGTCTGTCGTTTCGGGGAACGTCCCCACTGTCACATCGTCGAAGTCGTAGACGAACGACGGCCGGAGGTCGTGCTGTGCGAACACAGACGCCACCCTCCGTCGCAGGTCGTCGTAGTCGACGGTCGACCCGCGGGCGATCGCGTCGCCCCACAGTGCTCGAGGAACCCAGTGCGGCAGGACGACTTCGAGGACCGCTTCGGGGTCCATGGCGAAGGTCTGCCGGTAGAGGGTCGCGTTCGAGCTGAGGTTGCGGGTCAGGTTGATGAGCCCACCCCCGAGGGTGGTGTCCAGGGCGGGTGTGACGATCGAACCGACAGCCGCAGCGCGCAGGAAGTCGATCCTGGCTGCGTTGAGGGTCCGGTCGGCGGCGATCATTGCCAGTCCGGTCGCGTTCGCGATCGCTTCCGGGTAGAAGCGGGACGCGAAGTTTCCGAATTGGAGGATGGTCGGCCACGCCGAAACTTCACACTCCTGGAATTCGGGACATACGAACGTGTACACCGGCTTTGTCGTCGGTGTGGTCGGGTCGATGTCGTTGGCGTTCGTCCATTCTGTGGCGATCCCCGACTCTCCGAAGAAGTCGGCGAACGTCGGGCTGACGGGGAGGCTGATTGAACCGCGTGGTGCGTTCACCGTCGGTAGGTTCAGAATCCCGGCCCGGGAGGCGATGTTGAAGAAGTTGTAGAGCTGTTCGGGGGGAGCGCAGAAGCCTCCCGACGCGACCAGGTTCCCTTCCTCAGCAGCCTCACGGGCCACATCCGCCAGCACTTTCGCGTTGCCGTCGTTGTCGCCGGCTTTCACCGTGTACTTGTGCTGCGACTCCATTGAAGCCATCGTGAAACGGGTTTGGGACGCCACATCTGGCAGTCCCCGGCCGGCTTTCAGGATGAGTTCGCCGAGGGCGGAAGCGGTGAGGACGTCCTGTCCGGCGTAGTTCGCTGCGGAGGCGACCAGGCTGGGCCCGGCTGTTTCTTTGCGGGGGCGGCGTTCGGCGGGTATCCGAGCTGCCAGTTTCCCGGTGGTCGGACGTACCGATGCTGTAACCGTTTCCTCTTCGACGATTTCGGCGGGCGTGTCTGGGACTTCCACTTCCGGGACTTCCGGAGCGGAATCCTCTTCACCCTCACTGTCCTCATCCTCTTCGTCGTCGTCTCCCGGACCTCCGAGGGCTTCTTCGAGGGCGGCGATTTCAGCCTGACGGGCCTCCGCCTCCACTGCCAGGGCGGTTTCCCGTTCCGTCAGTTTCTCAGCGATGGTCTTCGCTTCGGCGATCGCCTCCGAGTCGGCTTCGATGTCGCCGTCTTTCACACCCTGGATGAACTCGGCCAGTTCGGCGCGGGCTTCGGTGACTTCCTCGAGGGTGTAGCCGTCGGCGGCTTCCGGAGTCTCTGAGAGCGTTTTGAGATGCTCTGCCAATTTGTCCTCCTATAGGTAACGCCGGGACACCTCGCCCCGGACAGGGACTTGGTTCCCGGCGCTATGCGCTCACAGAACTAGAAGCAACCTTACATGGTAAATGCTGGAAACGTCAAGGATCTAGAAGACGCGGGTGAGCACGAAGATGACAAGGAGCACGAGGAGGATGATCACGAGTACCCGTTCGACGCTCACAGGATCGCCGCCAACTTCCCATACACCGGCGGCACATCACCAACAACAACGTCGATTTCGTCTTCGTCGTCCTCAGGTGTAAGCCGGGCGACCAACGCTTCTACCGCTTCGGCGAGCCGACCCAACTCGGTTTGCGGAGCGTGGGGGAGAACGACCCCTGAGGCGGTGAGGGCGAGTTGACCGGCAGCAGCGATGGAGGCTTGGGGGCGGGGGATGGGGAACCCGGGCACGTTCACCGCCAACGCTGCTACCAGTTCGAGGGTGCCGTTGATCCGCCGCCAGTCTCCTGACAGGGATGCGGCACGGAGAGCGTCCAAGTCTGCGTCTGGCCTGGCCGCTCCCGCGATCCAAATACCGTGGTCGTCTTCCCCCGCGCGGATATCAGCCACACAGGAGCCCGTGTTGTCGTAGTGGGCTGCCGCCAACTCCGCAGAATCAGATAGTCCAGCATGTCCGGTGCCGAAACTGATGTGGCCCACCCCCTGATCAAGGACTGCTCCGGTGTGGAAGTAGTCGTACCCTGACTCGGAGGTGGGTGGGGTGACACACACTCCGTTGAAGCCGATGTGGCAGGTGCCCCACGTTGCCAAATGCCCATAGATCCTCCCGTCCTCCGTGACTGTCAGCGGTGTCGGTTCGAGCAGTCCGGGATCGTCGAACCAGGACGGCTCGAGTTCCGGACGTAACGCTGCCGTGATGAGCGGTGGTACCAGTTCGACGGCCTCCCCCTCGGTGAGAATGCGGGCTCCGGCGAAGGCGGGCATGGGCACCTGTGCGACTCCGACGATTTCAGCGGCGACCAGTTCGAAAATGGGGAAGCCTTCCTCGTCGGTGCCGACCACTTCGAAAATCTGAGCCACGTCGGCGGACACGCCGGGGATCTTGTTCTCCATGCTCAACCGTTCCGCTTCGGCGGCTTCCTCGTCGTTGTCGTAGGCGACATCCCCGACGATCCACGTCGCCCCTTCCACGGTCTGCCGTCTCAGGTTGACGATGTTCCCGACGTGGAATGCGCCCTCATGTCCTTCCGTCGTCTCGTCGGAGAATTGGAGTGGAACCTGCTCCCGCCAGGTGAGCAGGCCGGGCGGGTAGCTGCGGCCGTCCGACGATTCGACACCTTCGGGGATGACCAGTACTGGACGCATCACAACACTTTACCTTCCTGACGGCCGGCGGGATGAACTTCTACGGTTCGGCGCCGACTTCGCGTTGACGTACTGGAGGGGATGACGGAGGACCGCGTCCCCGTCGGTGGGTGCCGGGTCCGTGTAAACACCTGCGCCTCCTGTTGCTGTGACCCCTTCGAGGACGAGGCTGCCCGCTCCGACGAACGTACCCGGATCGGCGAACAGACCAATCCCCACCGACGTGACATCCTCAAGCGTGGACGCGCCGCTCCCGGTGATGGGTGCGGGAGTGAACGTTCCAGCCCCGCTCGAGGTGACATCGTCGAGTGTGGACGATCCGGTCCCGTTGACTCCGAGCTTCCCAACACCCGTGGATGTGGCGCCCGCGAGGGTGCTGGTTCCGGTGCCGGTGATCGGGTCGATGGACAGGCCGACCCCCGCGGACACCACATCGTCGAGGGTGCTCGAGCCGATCCCGGTGATTGCGGAGGGGGTGAAATCGCCGCTACCCGCGGAGGTGGCCCCGTCGAGGGTCGTTGTCCCGGTTCCGTTTACGCCTAGGAACCCGTTACCCGTCGACGTGACCCCTGCGAGGGTGGTAGCGCCTGTCCCGGTAATGTCGGGTGCGGTAAACGTCCCCGACCCGGTACTCGTAACACCGTCCAGCGTTGACGTGCCGGTCCCGGTGACACTGCCGAACGTTCCCGACCCGGCACTCGTAACCCCGTCCAGGGTGGTGGCGCCGGTGGCGATGAACCCGAGCTGCCCGCTCCCGGTCGAAGTTACACCGTCGAGGGTGGACGCTCCGGTCCCGGTTATAGCGGGTGGGGTGTAGGTGCCCGACCCGGCAGACGTGACACCGGCGAGCGTCGAAGCCCCAGTCCCGGTGACCGCTCCGCTCGCATCCTCCGGGAGGGCCGAAATGGGAGTTTCGGATATGGCTCCGAACCCTCCCCCGCCGCCGAGGGGCGCCGGCGGGGGACTCTCGATTATGGCTGCGGCGACCATCGCCTGATCGTCGGATGCGACTGTCCAGCCGATCGTTATCGATCCGGCTTCGATCGCTGTGCGGCGGGCCGAAACGGTGATGTGGTTGCCGAAGTCGTCGGACTGGATAGAAGTCTGGCCCGACAGTCCGGTGGGGACCGAACCGACCCCCGAATACAAGCCTGCGGCTACCGCAGAGTCCTCGGCGCCGGTGTCGAGGGTGAGCTGCGGGTTGGCCTGGACGGCGCCTATCGAGTCGGAGTCGACGATTTCCGTGTCAGCTGCGGCGGTGACCGATCCAATAACCCCTCGAAGTTGGGTGGTCCCACCCGTTATCGAGATGACAACATCCTGCGTGCCGGATGGGATCGACGTTCCCAAGAAGTAGAAGTAGGCGGACCCGTCCTCGTCGCCGGCGGTGGTGTGGACGGCCACCACTTCGGTGAGGGCATCCCCGCCGAAGGTGACCCCCGTAATGTTGGTGCCGCCGTTAGTGGGGGTCATCACCAGGACGAAGATCCCGGCGATGGTCGTCCCGGGGGCGTAGGAGACGGTGAGGCTTACGTCCTGTTCGTCTGCGAACGTGGTGAAAACACTGTTCCAGGCGACGGCCATTAGTCGGGCCTGACTGTGCGGACCTCGTTCATGTCAGTCCCACTGGCCTACGGACACGACGCTGGTAGACCCGATGCGTTCACACGAGAAGTACGATCCGATCTGGACGATGGCTGCCGCCGCGGTGACCTGGTCGATCGACGGGATCAGAGTTCCTCCGGTGGTGACGGTGAACGATCCCCTAGCAACCCACCACATCTCAGCCCCGGTTCCCGCCGTGAACATGGACGCCGGGGTGGTTTGGATCACGGGCATCGTCCCAAGAATGGCGGCGACACTTATCAGGGTGGCGTCCTTCCCCATGACCGAGTACAGCCAGTCGTTACAAACCGCCGTACCCGCGCCGAGGACGTCCAACTGGGCGTTACCGGAGGTGGCGCTCATGGACTTGACCCCGACCACCGACTCGAAAAGGTAGGTGCCGGTCTCCAAGGTGAGCCGCCCGTTCGTCGGATTGTCGAAAATGGCGTTCCTGTTGGTGTCGTTGGGGAGCGTCCGGGTGGCGTTACAGCGGATGAAGTGCCGGACGGGGATCACACCGCGGTTTCCAGCGTCGGTGGTCGCGTAGAGAGCATCCGCATCCAACTCGAGCGCTCCCGCCTGAGCGGTGGTGAGGAGGGTGCCCGCTTGCAGTTTCAACGGCGGCAGAGTGGCCGTCCCTGCGGCGAGCGTCCCCAACGGGCCTGCCGTGGTGAGAGTGATGAACACGTCCTTCGTACCCGAGCTGAGAGTGACAACCGCGCCCGCATTCGAACTGGCGAGGATCGTTGTGCGGGCCAGGTTGTTACCGGTCGTCCACGTCCCAACACCGACCTCCCATTCGGTGCCGGTCTGACCGACGATCGCGTACAGGGTTGTGTCGTTGTTCGCGAGAACATCCGAAAACGCTCTGAACTGGGAGACAGCGCCGGCGAGGGCGACGGTGCCGGTCCCGGTTGTGGTAGTGGTTTCTTTAACCCGGTCGCCGAGAATGTGGGCCATCAGTCAACATACGGTTCGTCGGGCAGGCCGCAGCGGTGGACCAGGTCGAGTCCGACCCACCCGCATTCGTCGTGTCCGCACGGGGAGGGGGGTGGGGTGAACGTGCCTTCCCCTTCAATACGGATATCGTCGGTGACTGATTCGTTTTCAGGCATTGACCGGCTCCGCTACTAGTTCGAGGACGCATTGGCAGCCCCGGTGGTCGCCGGGGAACATGTACGAGACTCCCAGCCAGGAGGCGGTGAGCGGTGTGGCGAGCTGAGGGTCGGTGAACTCCGTGATCCGGACACCTCGTAGATTCCGGTGCGGTTCGAACGGCTGTAAGGGCGCTCCGACTGTCCACTCCCGCTCCTGGACTTGGTAGCCGATCTCCCGCAGCCACGTTTCCGTCTGCGCACCGTTCGCCAGTCCTCTAGGGGCTTCCGCTCCGAACCCCGGTACTCCGCCACCGGCAATAGTGAGGGCGTCGAAGACGAGGTCTGGTGGTATTGCCGTATCCGAGATCTCTCCGGTTTCCGCCGGGTCAGGGGTGAGGTCAGGAGTGAACAGTCTGCGCAAAGCCAAAGCGGTGAGTCCGGTGATGAGGAAGTCGCGGGCCCGCTCGAGAAACGTCCGCTCCTGGTCCTCGTCCCTGGTCGGTTCGCCGAGTTCCGAAACCGTGTTGAACGTTTCGTCCTGGCCGGCGGCCATGATCCGCTCCGCCCGAGCACCCACCGCGTCGAACGATCCGGGTGGGATGAGGTCGTCGTCGGTGAGCTGCAGAGTGGCTTTCACGCTTTTCCCGACCGTCCAGCCGACCTGCCCGTTGGGGACACCGTCGATCTGCGCTGCCAGGGTGGGATGTTTGGGCGGCCGTCTGGTGTCACCTACAGCGTGGGATCTGATTTTCTGGCCGGCCCGTTCGAGAGCCCTGTCTAATGCGGCCTGTGCGGCTTCTGCTATTTGGGCGTACAACCTGTGGTCGATCTGGGCGAGTCCGAGCCGGGTGGCCGCAGCAGTCAGGGAGGGAACAGAGTAGGAGTAGGTGGTTACTCCGGTGCCCGCTGCGGCTGGGATCGACTGTGGTATCCCGCGGGTGACGTTGTCGGGTCCGGCGGGGACAACGGGTTCTTCGACGATGGAGGCGATGTCTTCGGGTCGTTGGACCGTGACCGGAGCCAGCCCGGTGTGGGGGATGGCCGGGAGTCCGAGAGCCGAAGCGGACGCTGTCGGTTCGAAACCTGCGCGGATGAGCCCTCCGAGCGATTCGATCTTCGCGGCGTAGTCGGGGGGCAGATCGTCGGGTGTGTCCGCGTCGGGTGCGTCGGCGTCGGTGAATCCGACGACCCGGCGGGTGGCGTCTTCTGAGATGATGCCCCGGTCGTAGAGGGTGATCGCATCTCCGGTGCCCACGGAACGGGCGATGAGGTCGGAGTAGTCCCGCCAGAACAGGTAACGCTCCGGATCAGTCACGTCCATTTCAGTCAGGGTGGGGTGGAGGTAACCGCGGGTCAGGGAGTCGAGGATGAGAAGGACGAGCGGGTCGACGTAGTCCAGTTTCGCGGAGTCCTCTGACAGCCAGGCGTTCCAATGGTTCACATCAGCAAGGCCGAGGATGATGTCGGCGGGTAGGTCGAGGCCGGTTGCGATCTGGCGTAGTACCCGTTCCATGAGGACGGGCACCCAGTCGGGAATGTCCCGGGCCATGTCCGTAAGGTTGATCCCGTTCACCGACGAGGCGGGCCGTTGAATGGTGATGGGAACGATCCTCGAGGCGCTTTCGGCGTCGGTGACGGACGCTTCCATCGCTTCCATGATCGTGTCCATCAGCGAATCCGCCGGGTCGCCGTTCTGCTTCGGCGGGAAGGACCAGTCGTCCGGGTAGTCCATGATCCCCGCCACCAGCCGGCTCTTAGCTACGGAGGTGATCATCCCTCTGAGGAGGATGTACTGCTGGCATTCCGACGCCACCGAACGGAGAGGCGAGTCGGGGTCTTGGCGGCGCATCGGATCGTTCCGCCACACCCTCAACACGAAATCCTCGTTCGTGATCGGCGGGACCGCTGCCGCGTCCTGGCGGACGTAGCCTTGCCGGCGTGCGTCGTTGTATTCGACCGGCGACGCGACATCCCAGTCGTCCTTCGTCAGGGTGCCTTCCCCTTCTCCGAACCCGATCAGATACCCCTCCCCGGCAATATCCAAATGTTCGGCGAACTCGCCTACGAACTCTGGGAACGCCCCAGTCAACCCTCGCAGCCGGTCGTACGCTTCCACAATCCGAGGGTCGTCCGTCTTCTCTGGTGCCACACCGGGTTCGTCTTGAACGGCGACGTAGTATTCGACTTTCGTGGCGGCCATGCTTTTGAACCGCAAAGCAGCGCGGACGGGGCCGAGATGGTCGACCAGCTCGTATAAGGATTGGGCGTCGACCGCTACCGGCTTTTCGGTTTCCGGGTTGATGATCTGACGGGCTGCTGAAGTGATGGAAGCGTGGGAGACGGCGCGTCGTAGGGCCATGAACCCTGATACTAACTATCCGGATTCGCGAACCGGGTTAGAAGCCCCACTACTGCGGAGAGGGCGAACGGGAGGGACAGCCAGAAGGTGACGTCGGGCCACAGCCAGTAGGCGACCGCGACGGGCACGGCGACCCAGAACGAGGCGCACCAGTCGCAGTCGAGCATCTCCGAAAAGAATGAGGAGTGGTCGTGGACCCAGTTCCGGGGCGTGTCGAATATCGTGTCGGTCGTTGCGAGACGGGTGACCCGGAACACTGCCAGGCTGAGGACGATGAGAGTCACTTTTTGGCGAGGACGACCAGTTTCGCCTTCCGGGCCTCCCGGGCTTCCTCCCGCCGTTTCGCCTGCTCCAGACGACGCTGCTCGCGGGCTGCGATCTTCGCCGGGTCGTTACACGAACACGCCATAACTGGAATCCTATATCGACCTTCCCACAGGGGAGAAGATTTGCGCCTCCCGCGACTGCGTCATACCCAGTTCTGTGACCGCCCACACCAAGGCGTCCAGGCGGTTCGGGCTCCACGGTTCCTCAACGGTCCACGTGGTCATCTCGTCTTCCAGTTCGGGGAACCCTCCGACATGGTGTACCCGGCCCTGTTCGTAGAGGGCGGCGACCGGTTCGGCGCGGATGATCTTCCCTCTGGACGCGGTCGGCAGGTGGATGGGCGCTCCCGGCCACACGGTCCTAATCGTGGATTCGACCATGTCCCCTCCGAAGTTCCGTTCCGCAGCGAACCGGTCCGCCGTGACCAGCTCGTAGACGGCGACAGCACGGCGGGCCCATCCGTCCGGTGTGGCAGCAACCGACTCGTCGGCGAGTACGAAGGCGTGGGGGAGTTTGTCCTGGTTCTCCCCACACGGACAGGAGCCGACGGTGCGGCCGGCGGCGACGATCCCCGTCGTACCAGATTCGGCGGAACCTTGCGGGTCAACTCCGACTATGACCTGACCGAGCCCCGGCTTGTCATCCCTAGTCCAACGGTGGGCGTCGATCCATGCTCGTTTCCACGGTGCGCCATCCACCTCGTCGAGGAGTTCGCCGCCCATCTCCTGGCGGGCTTTCGTAGTCCCTCCGAACAGGCGGTCAAGCCGATCGCGGAACTGCTGCTCCAAATGGGGGTTGTCGTCGGTGTGGGCTCTGGTAACGGTGACGTGCGGGTCGGCGATGATCTCGCGGAACTTCGCCCGGTTCTTCGGCGTGGACGAGCCGACCCAGTGGGGGTTCGGTCCGATGCGGAGGCCGAACTGCATCTGGTCGTAGCCGTCTTCGATGTACCGCCAGACGGCGAGTTCTTCCACCCATACCAGACAGTTGTTCCCACCAGCCCTCAAACGTTCGACGTCGTCCCTTGTGTGAACTCCGAACAGTTTCATCTCCGAGCCGTTCGGCCACGAGAAAATCGTCCCGCCGGTCCGGACTTGGAGTTTCCCCGCCGGGCTCAAAGATCTCAGGCAGACGGGATGACGGTCGGCGGATTCGACGGCGTCGCCGATGGTGGGGGCGATGAGCGCCATCTTGTGCGGCATGGACCCTTTGATACACGCCGGGCCTTCAACATGGTCGGTGACGTATTTCGCCATGGCTGCGGTCTTCCCCGCACCACGTCCCGCTTGGATCAGCCATCCTTCCCACACGCCGGGTGGTGGTGTCTGGTGGGGGAGGAGCGTGGTGAGGGGGAGTGCTGCCTGTTCTCTAGCTACGAGGAGGGCTTCGAGTTCGGCGAGTTGTTCAGGTGTCGCTTTGGACATCGGCGGTCAAAGCGTCGATCCACGATCGGACGAGGGCCGAGTCGGGCACCTGGCTGATCTCCATACGGTCGGTGAACAGGGCGAGGTGTTTGCCGAGCAGCTCCCACGCTCGAACCTTGTTGGCTTCCCGGTCTCCGTGCATGGCGATTTTGAGGAGGCCTTGGAGTACGAGTTCGGCGGTGAGTTCGACTCGTTCGGTGACGATCTCCTCTTTGGCCGCTAACGCAGAGGCGACGTTAGACATTCTTATCAGCCGGGAGGCGGTGACTTCGGCGCCGTTGGGGGAGTAGCCGGCGCGGATGGCTGCTTGTCGGCCGTTGTGGTCGACCGTGTATTCTTCGACGAATCTGGCTTGCCGGGCTGTGAGTGTCACGGTTTCAGGTTACTTCGTCGATCGGCCGTTTCGTCATTGCTTCGATTGCTTGTTCTCGCAGGCTCATGCGTCCTCCTCTACTACCCGCAACACGGCCACATCAACTACGAAGGCATCAGCATCTTCCGGCTTGCAGACCACCCACTCTCTCGCCA